AGCCTTAACTGCAATTGATTTTCTAAGTAGGCCAGTTCTACCAGACTTGTTTTTGTTGCTTCTTTGTTTGGGTGCATTTGCCCTGACTTGCTTTTGCAAGGGCTGCAAGGCATAGCGCATGGCACTAACTAACTTTCCATCACTCTTCCCACCTGTTAAATCCTTGAAGGTCTGCAGCAGGGCATCTAAACCTTCTATTGAAACCTTGCCCTTCTTAATCGAAAATGATTTATCTATTTTGCTCATTAGTTTACCACCTCTATGCAGTCCACCTGCAAAGTATGGTTGCCTTCTTCAACATTAATGATGGATGCAATATCAAAGATTCGCGCATCCATTTTAATCCGGTGCCCATGTTCCAAACCATCAAACCATCTCAGAGTGATCCGGTGGGATAGTTCTGGCCTAACCGATTTAGCAAAGAAACCTTCCCGGGATGTCAGTGGGATTATTCCTGCCCACCTTGTTTGGGATGTGGTCCAACTCATCACAGGCTGACCCATGGCATCACTTGTAGATGTTGATTGCTGAATCTCCACCCTATACTGCAATAGTCCTGGGCGCATTAGTGGTAGATCCCTGAGGTGTACTGTTGGATGATAGATTCCACAGCCATAGGAACTTCTTTAAGGTCACCATCTGTGACCGCTGATCGGTTTTCATAGAGATGACACACATAGAATAACATTCCAGATTTCAATAATTTAGGAACCAATTCTGCCGTACTGTAGCCAGTGGTGTAACTAACCTGCACAGCGTTCACTACATCTGCCGTTGCTGGCCATGACTGACCAAAGGCAGGGGTGATTCTAGCTGGATTACTTACTAAGTCTTCTATCCAGTCATCCATATATTGCTGATTGTTTTCGGTGTCTGCGTAGCCAATATCTTCAATGGATTGAACTGGGCCTTTTGGCAGATAAATGATGTCATCAAAAGAATCCAAAGCCAGTAGGAGTTCCTGACTGGCTATGGATATTTCTCACTGCGATTCAAAGTACATCCTTGCACTGGTGATGCAGCTAGATAAAAGCGCATCATCATAATTGCCATCAACTCTTAGATGGTTTTTTACCTCTTGCAGTGTCAGAGGTTCGGTTGTCGGTGGTGTCACTACCTGAATTCTGCCCTTGATTTCCATGGTCTCTTACCTCAGGTATGACTTTTGAAACTGATTTTTCTTTAACTGCTGGTGAGGCAGGACTGGCATAACCAATCCTGCACCATTCAACAGCCACATCGTCTGGAAGATCAACCACCTGTCTAGTCCTAAAGGACTTTCCAAGACCAGACAGGTTTTTTAAAATAGTTACTAGCATTAGGATGCCGCCATGATTAGGTGTTTAACAGGGTTATAAGTGGTTGCATTTGCGCTCAAAAGCAAACCAGAAGATCTAGCGATAGCCACCCAACCAATTTGGCCAGATGTCGCATAGGTTTCTGATTGGCGCACAATGGTGATACCGCCATCGCCTGCCACATCACGAACAACATACTTGGAAAAATCACCAAACAACAAAACTTTACCAGCAGCAGATAGGCTAGATGCCATGTTGCTGTTCAAGGTCACAGGATAACCCATGATTGTTGGAATCCTAGCATCTGCACCAGCATAGGTTTGGCTGAAGATTGGCGATCCGTTATCATCTTTCAACTTGGCAATGGCTGCCAAAATAGAAGGGTGACACATGAAACCAACATTGCCAGTGGTCTTATATGCCTGATCTACTGAGAATACTAAATCGATAATCTCATCCACAGTGATGGCATTGGTTGCAGCAGCAGTTTTACCTGCAGCACTGCCAACTACAAGGCCTTGGGGCTGGGAAGATCCAGTTCCGGTACTAAAATAAGTTTCCTGAATTCGCCCAATCCTAATCCCTGCCTGCTCTGCCACAAGGCTTTCAACATCAATCAGGGCATCTTGCATAAGTTCATAGCTGGTCAGAACCTGACCCGATGAAAACTTATATGCACCCATGGTTTTGTTGGTGAAAGTTAAAGCCACTTCCGAGATAGAACCATTTTCAGCAATCAGGGTTCCAGCGTTGGAAGTATCATCCAAGCATGGCATTTGAATATTTGAACCAGTGCTGGTGCTGATGACAGTTGCCACCTGACGCACAGCATTATAATTGCGCATAGCTTGTGTCAAAGTGCCGTAAAACTCATCATTCACCAAGGCACCACCGATGCCAGTAGAACCAATACCCTGGGCACGAGCTTCTAGGTTGAGTTCGTTGGAATTAAGGTCTAGTCCAATTTCATTTGCAGCAGTAGCAAATTCAGACCTGAAACCCCTTGTGCCTCTGAGGAACCAACCACGCACAGCATTAGATTTGGTGCGTTTGGATTTTTTATCAGAAAGATCAGCAACAAAGTTTGGAGCTGCAATAGGTGCAGATTTTCTTACACTGCGTTTGGCAGCTTCCAGCTTTTCTGAATTTTGTTGGATGGATGCATTACCAGCAGCAGCATCTTCTAAGAGCATCAATCTGGAATCGATATCTGCAACAGACGCTGCAAGATTATCAAAGCTGGTTTGCTCTTCTGGGGTCAATGCACGAACTGCCATGGCTTCCATGGAGTTGACTTTTTCGATCCGATCAAGCTGCAATGCTTTGATTTCACTAATACTCATAGGTATTTTCCTTGAAAAAGAGTTCTTCAAGGTGCCCGCTTGTACGCAGTGGCACCTACTGGAATGCTCCAGTGGCCACCTTGCGTAAATACTGCAGGGCTAACCCCATTTTCACATGGGTTGGAAATGTGTCAAACTGTATGGAATGAAACGAAAAAAGCCCCTAGGGATTAGCTAGGGGCTAGTGGATGAGGTGGGGTTATTGCCAAGGGAATCGGCCATTAATAGTAAAATAAAGTCTAGAAAATAAAACAAACACTATTATTCCAGCTATAAAAATAAGCACTACACGAATGCACAATCCGATCAATCTTCCCACATTTTGTGGTTCGGATTTCCTAACAACTTTTGAACCAGCATTGTTGGCAGCTATAGCGGTGTAGATGACATGGAGTGGGATGGTTATGAACAACCCAAAGAATCCACACATGAATGCTAAGAAGTGCAGCACAATAAAAACAGCATGACCCATGGTTCCATCCTCATGAAAGAGTAATGAAACCATGCTATCAGATCACTTTTGGGATCCCAAGACTTTTATACATTTTCTTAGCCTCTGGATTATCTTCAAACGCCATCACCACCTGTGATGCTATCGGTTCAACATTTTCTTTCTTGGATTGAATCTGCTCTTCTTTGGATGGTCCTACATCGTTCATCAAGAGTTTATCAAACAAAACACCAGCAGCTTTGAGGCTACTGGTGGTAATTTGTCTCTGACTTTCCATCCTCCCTGTGACTACATAAATCAAATGGAGTTTGTAAAGCTCATTCAACTGATCTATTTTTTTTTTACTGGTTGAGTTCCATTCAATAATAAAGTGTTGTCAATGTCTGATACTACAATTCCTAACTTAGTTTTAGAAGACAACTTCATCAGTTTAACCTGGTTAAGTCTTTTTTGCATTTCTACTAACTCATCCTGTTTTTCTGCTAAGAAACTTGACAGGCTTCTTAACCCGATTTCTGTATTTAAATAGGCAGGGTAGGTCACCGCAGACACATCATGTAAATCGACATCGAGCAGGGTTCTGATGTTCTTATCACCCTCTTTATCCCAGCTATCTTTTTTGGTGATGAAAGCAAATGACATTTGGGTAACATCTCCCCTGGACATGCTGATCATGAGATCCCTTGCATAAGATGTGTCCGGTGGTGTGATTTCTACAAGCAGACCTTCAGAATCAACTGAAAGATTAAGAGTGCCACTGGTGGATCTTCCTAGGATTAGATTCTGATCATGGTTAATAAGTGCGCGAACATCTGCACCCTGCGCCAATGATCGGGTGAAAGCTTTAGGATCGATCTGTTCAAGGAATCCACCTAGATCCTGAGACCTATTAGGGCTGAACTTGGCAGCATAACCCACCAGTTTCTTCCCATCCGCTTCAACTCGGAACTCTGCGGTGTATCTTGTTTCTAGTTTAACCATGATATTTTCTCCCAGTTAGCTTTGGTTTCGATCCAGTTTTCTAATTTAGCATCGGCCAAAAGTTTTAGATTTCTAGGTGTGGCTGATCCAGCTAAGTCCAACCATTCAGATTTCAATGCTTCACAATGATCTGCAGCAGCTCGGACACCACCACCCGATTCTGGCTGGATGAATTCCATGACAGGTTCAAGGATGATTTGCACCCTCTCCTGATGGGCTTCCAAAAACTTTTCTAAGGCTGGGATAAATTCCCCAGGCTTATTAGAAATACGGCCAAGGTGATTGGCTTCAATCTTGCGGATTTGTTTTCTGGCAGCTTCCAACAACTTAGCAAAGCCAAAGTTATTTTGTTGGGGTGCAGGTGCTGGGGTTGGATCGGGTGCGGGTAAGGTTGGCATCTGGCCTAATGTTTTTGCCTGATCTACTGCTGCTGGTGTTTGTCCTGGTCCAAAGGCAGGATCCATATTTTTTGGAATCATGTAGGCATCACCACCTTCAAAAGGTGGCAGGTTTTCCAATGCTCGGACATCATTTCTAGATAACCATCCCCAACTAAGCGCACTAGCATAAAATGCTGATCTGCCTGCAGTGTCACCCCTAAGCAATGCATCTTGATTGTGTTCAGCATAAAGCTGGTCAAGCGAGCTAATCAACTTAAAGTTAATTTCCTGCTCCCACCTAATCAACCAAGGGCGCAAAGTTTCCTGAAGGAATGCCAAGTTATCTTGCTCGAGACTGCTGTAAGTTCCTGCACCTGCACCAATCTTGGATGCTGGAATCTTAAACCATCGTGCCACTTCTTGAAGTTGAAAAGATCTAGATGCTATCCACTGGGCATCATCGGGTGGGGTGCCTATCGTTTGGTAGGTTACACCATTCTGAAGAATAGCTACTCTATGGGCATTCTTAACAGTCGCATGCATATCTTCCCATGATTTACGCATGTTCTGAATTGCTTCTGAATTTAGTTTACCTGGTACCGAAATGACCCCAGCAGGTTTGCCACCCTGACCAAAGAAGGTTGAGCCGAATTCCTCAACAGCCATTCCTAAGCCTATGCTGTTTTTAGCCTGGGCAATTACTGAGTAGCCTTTGACCCCATCAAAGCTCAAGCCCTTGATGTGCAAAATCTCAGTGGGTAAAAAGATCACTGATCCGTATTTGTAAAACAGTTCCCCTTTTTCATCTCGCACAGGTTCAACCTGTGAAGGATCGAGTGGCCAGAGTTGTTGTACCCTGCCAGAGTTTCGATCTCTGACGATTTCTGCATAGCCATTACCCCATACCAAAGCATGACCCATGAGGGTTTCACGGAAAGTAAGTGCGCTCATTTCTGGGTTTGGTTGATCGTGAAGGATTCTATAAAGTGGATGATCATTAGCCTTTGATCTTGAACCATCATGACCCCTTCTAAACACTTGCAATGGCAGACTGGCTACACCTTCAGAGATTGCCCGAACTGCTGCCCACACTG